ATGCTTCAATATCATAAGCAGTATTAACTAACTCAGCAGATAGAGCCTTTGCATCTGCAGGTAAACGAGAACCTAACTGTGTAGAAAGTTTAATAATTTCATCGTTATCAACTGCAATTTCTTTACCAAACTTTTCAGCATCTTCTGTAATCTTCTTTAATGCTGCAGAACCTTCACCAAATGTTGTGGTGGCTCCACGCATAACTTCTTGGGCTTCTTTAGCCTCATCAATACCTTGCTTAAGGAATGTTAGACCTTTAGTTGCAAGAAAACTAGTTGCTGCAAGACCTGCAGCACCAACAATGCCTTTAAGTTTAGAAGACATGCCGTCAATCTGATTATTAGCATCTTTAATTCCAGAGGTAAGTTTATTGGTCTCCGCAACAATATCAATCGTTATCTGGTTAGCCATTCTTGTTCCTCCTGTTAAGTGCCGTCACAATTGCACCGTATTCTTCCAGCGTCATGTCCCAAAATTGCTCTGGCAAATATCCTGTTTCTACACAGAACTCTGCCATTCTGCTTAGGCTGGATTCACTTCTTTTGGGACAGTAAATTCAACTCCAGCAAGTTCAGTCAACTGTTGGATTGACATTTCTTCTGCTACCTCTATTGTAAGGCCTGGGTTGTTTCGCTTAGCCATCATGTATTGCATTGCGAATGCTAGTTTTGACTTGGACCTGCTATCAGTCCACTCGTCCATAGGTAAATCAAGATATTCTTCTACTTCTGCAAGTTCTTTCCACTTGAGAGTATTCATTAAATCAAAGTTTTCCATTTTACTGCCTCCTGTTAGTTTAATTTATATTGCTTTATTGCCTTTTGAATACTATCATTGTACTTCTCAATAATGTATCCAAGATTATCATGTACTGCTGGATTCAAATAAGGCTGAGCATCTATGTTTCTATCTGGCCATCCGTATTCAATTACTCCTGCATATGGTACTGCTGCACTACCTGCCAATATTTGGGCTTTCTCTGCTGAAGGATTGCCTTGAACAGATGAAGCAAGAGCACCAGTTAGTCTGGGTGCCATAGCAGAGGCTTTCTGAGATAGAGTCGTACTTAGTTCTTTGTTAAGTTCTATGTTTGATTCTAAATCTTTACCAAGTTTGGTAAGCGTGTCTGTGACCTGCTTAACTCCCTTGATAGTTATGTCTGCCTCTGCCATGACTACTCCTTATTACGAAGTTACTCGTGTTGGCTTACCATCAAGAATGATGTTTAAGTCGTAAACGAAGAATTCGCCTGCTGCTCCACCTAGATCAGGAACAGTTTCTGCGTAGCCAGTTGCTGTGAAGTGTGGCTGTGTAGAAGTTGCTGTTGCATTTCCGTGTGGTGCGTATGTGATGGTCAACTGTGCGCCTGGGTTGTCAAACAACTCTGACCATAGTGACACTGCCTGTACATCCTGGAAACCAGTGACTGCACATGTGAAATCTAGACTATCTGTGTAATCTCCAAAACCTAGTGTTCCAACTGCTGATGAGAATGTAACATTGCTCACTGCACCTGCGTACTCAGTTCCGTCAACTTCAAAGATAATTGATTTGCCTTTAATTCTTGCCATAATCAATTTCCTCCTGTTATGTCTATTGAAATTTTTATGTTTGTTGCTAAGAACCGTGCACCATTTACTTCTTGAATAAATGGCTTATCCACGGTTAATGTTGTTGCTGTAGTGTATTCCCAAATTGCAGGGATAAGAGTGTCAAGTGTGTCGTCAAGATTTTCTGTTTCTGTTTCATTAGTTGCATAAGGTACTAATACAAGTACTTTCCAGTTAGATGCATAATCTGCATCGTATTGGTTTTCATAAACAGTAATGAAGTCAGTATCAGGTTCCATAATCGCACAAAGTGGTTGTGGTCTTGCTGGAACATACTTGTAAACCTTTGAGATACCACCAAGAACGATGGCACTTTCTAGTTCTGTTCTTACTCCCGCTAAATTCATCCGAATCTCACCATATATCTATTAAGTAAAGGATACACACCAACGAGTGGGTCCCTAGCAGTATTGATGGGAGCACCATCATAGGTTGCATATTGAGACACACCCATTGGTGCGTTACGACGATTGAATAGTTCTGAACCAACTTCAAGGTAGCAACGCTTTAGTACACCAACAGGAACCTTGGTAGATGCAATATAACTTGCAACCAAATCCTTTGATGTGTCCCAGCATTCTTCTACATAAGCGTCATCGTTAGATGAAGCACCTACATATGCTTTCAAATCAGTCCAGTCCATAATCTTTATCCTTTGTTAATTAGTCTAGTGGGTTAGCAACGATAGTCATTGCCTTTGGTTCTGGAGCAGCGATGCCCAAGTATCCGTACACTGAGAATGAGTTTGTAAGTGTTGTAATCTCTTCGTCGTTTAGACGGAAAGGTGCACCTGCAGACTCGTATGTTGTTAGTGCTGCTGAGTTACCAACATAGAATGAGCCACCAGCAAGTGATGGGTCCATTACGATTGGTAGACCAAGAATAGTTCCTGTCAAGCCTACTGGGTTGATTGAACCGAATGTGTTGTTTGTCAATCCTGCGTTTGAAAGGATTGGACGACCTGCTGAGTCAACGACCTTTGCAAGTGCCTGGAAGACATCGCTTGAAACAAGGATAACTTCTAGTGCGTAACCTGCGTTGTTGTTAACATCTGCAGCAGCCTTTGCAAGTGCTCCAATAACTTCATCTGCATCCCATGATGCAACTGATGCTGTGTTGAAGTTTGCTGATGCTGTTACAACTGCTGCACGAGCAGCAGCGTTTGTTGCTGAAGCGTACTTAGCAACCATTGCACGGAATGCTGTGTCAACATATGCAATAGATGAACGCTCTACAACCTGGCGTGACATATCTGTGTATCCACCGTATGTCTTGATTGGTGCAGTTGCTGAAGTAAGAGTCAACTTACCGTAGTCAAGTGCATCGCCTTCTGCTTCCTGTACGCCAACAGCGAGTGTGTTGGTGTTAACCTTTGGGTATTCTACATTCATTCCGTCAGCAGGTAGTGCTGCAGATGATAGAACATTGAATGTTGGACGGCCTGCGTTCAAGATACGAACTGTATCTGATACCCAAGCATTCTTCATGATTGAGTCGCCTGAATCTGCGCCTGTGAAACGCTTGTGTAGGTCAAGTGCATCTTCTCTTCCTGCTGCAACTGACTTTACGAACTCTCCGAATGAACGGAATTGTGGAACTACGATTGTTGGTGCCTTTTCTGATGCAATAACATCTAGACGACGCTCCAACTCCTCTGCATGATTACGAACTTCTTCAATTGCTGAAGTGTAATCAGGTGTTGTGTTTTCCATGGATATTTCCTCCTGATTGGTTTCTTCTCTGACTGAAAGTACTTCAGCCTTGTCGTATGCAGGAAATGCAACTAAGGAAACTTCCTTAAGATTTACCTTTTTACGAATTATTGTTTTGTCTTTCTTTTCATCTGTTACTGGGATGAATCCTACTGAAAATGAACGGATTGCTCCATCCTTAACCAAGTTAAGTGTTTCATTTCCTAAAACTGTTTCTGAAATCTTTGCCTTAATCATAAGGCCTTCATCAGTTTCTTCCATTTCTGTGACGACACCAATGATGTCTTCATGGTCACGGAATAATTTAACATCAGCAGTTAGGTCTACTGCGCCTTTTTCAAAACGCTCTGACCAACCTCCGCCAATATCAATTGTGTCATTATAAGGAACAGCCATGCCAGAAACTTCACGCTTCTCTGCATCTGTTGCTCTTATTTCAAATGAACGGGTAATCATATCTTTCATAGTCATTACTCCATTTTAGACTACAGGTTGATTGTCGTCTTCAACATCAACTGTGCCTTGGTCTTGTGGTGTGTCTGGTTGTGTTTCTAACATTTCTGGCATTCCTTCAATCTCACGAACTTCAGGAACAGTCAAGAAACCGTTATTTAAACCAATTGCATATGACTCATATCGTGTCTTAACATTAGGACGAAGGAACTCTGTTAGATTAAACTCTGCATACTGTCCTCTTGGAAGAAGGTCAGTGATTGCTTGCTGGATGCGTACAATGTATTGCTGCAATCCATCTTCAAATAGTTTAGTTCTATCTTCGTTACCGTTTACATAAGTCATTCCCTGTCCTTCAATGCCCATACCAAGATACATTGTAGGAACGCCAAACATCATTGCAATCTGGCGTGTAATGTACTTCTGGTTTTCTAGGAATTGTGCTTGCTCAGGATTAAGTGCGATTGAATCATACTTAAGTCCAGATGAAAGGACTGCAATACTTCTTTCTTGCTGAGATGCAACGAATGCTTCTTTGTTTTGCTTTGCTACATCTGCAGAAAGAAATTCTGATGTTGTTAAAGTACCTGTTGGTACTGCTGCTGTCTTAAACCAGTTGTCAGCATAGTTGTGTAAATCTAATGCTGAACGCAAAACTGATTTGTGTCTTTGTAGTGGACCTTCTCCAAGTAGATAAGTTGGACTTGGATTGTGCCACAACTTGAGATGCTTAATATCTCTTGCTGAATAATATTTTGAGTAGTATGTGTAATAAATCTTTCCATCACCATCTACTGCTACCGTCACATCTGTAGGATGTAAGTTTCTAATGTTTACAATTCCTCTTGGCCCTCTTTGAATATGCCAGAAAGCATTTCCATAAATAGCCATGTGCATTAATGTTGTGCCAAGCCACTCTGCTTGTGAAATCTGGTTTTCAATGTCAGGTGTTTCTAACCAAAGTGGTGAAGGCAATTCTGTTGTGCCTCTATAAACATTGACAGGTATCTGCATCATTGCAGTTTCTAATACAGATGTTGCACGAGAGACAGCAACAAGACTAAGCGCAGTAGTTGGTGTGACACTAACTGCTTCTCTTGATGGCGCAGTGTTTGCTACTCCACGATTTTCTGTATCAGGAATAAAGGCTGGCTCTAATTCGTAACCAAGTCTGCTTACTATTCTTTCTTTAAATCCCATGTGCTTCTCCTCAATGAACCATCTGCTGCGGTTTGATTTGTGTTTCCACATACCAGACGGCCAATACTGTTGCTACTGCTGCATCTATATCAGTCCCGCTATCTTTACGGGCAATCCTCCAGGATTCTCCGCTATTCTTGCGTACTGCTCGTTGCATTTGCAAGGAAACTATTTCATCTTGCGGATGAATTAATTCCTTTTTCATAATTCTACTATAAGTGTTGTTTGACGCTGATATTAAATCTTTATTAGAAGTCATCTGAACTCTAAATCCCTTTTGTTTTAGGGATGCACCCAAGTCATCAAGAACATTTCCATCCATAATGAAAGGCTTGCCGTATTGTGCTAACTTAATACAAGCCTGAATAATCTCATCAATGTTTGTATTATTAAATGATGCAACCAATTCAGTAGCAATCATGCCATCTGGTCTAAGTTCTGCGGTAACAATAGAGCAGTATTCCCATCCAGAGGTACGCTCAATAGCAAACACTTCAGGATTAATTGGTCTGCCTTGAGGACACTGAGACCACGCACCAACAGGAATCCAAGCATTCATACTGGATACAAACTGGTTTAAACGGTATCTTCTAGCGTCTGGTTCAGGCATTGTGGCTAGTTCGTTCTTGACTGACTCCCAGTTTAGGATGCCAGATGCAAGATTAGGGTTTGCTCCACGAACTGCTTCTTCATCATCTAAGGCACAGCCCTTTGGTGCTTCCCAGCAGAAGAATCCAAATCTCTCAAGGTCTTCCTG